AGCCAGTTCAAGGAAAGCAGTTGCACCAGATAAGGTTGCCGCTTTACTAAGAAACCAGCTGAAACTCACAAGTGAAGGCCGAGTTGAAGTAGTTGATAAAGAAGGAAATGTTCGTTACAATGCTGACAAAGCTACTCCACTTGGGATTAGTGAATTAGTAGACGAGTTTCTTAGAGAGAATTCATTTTTTGTGGCAGCAAATCCTGCAGGAAGCGGTTCACGCAACGCAGGGCAAGAGTCCAGCGTTACGAATGTAGACCTTACAAGCTTGGATATGAAACGAGCGGATCACCGTGAATTATATCGTAAGATGAAGGCTGCAAAAGGATAATAATTTTTAAGGATATTTTAAATGTCAAACAATACAACAATTAACAGCGAATTATTCGCTAACCTCGTAGTAGAAGCGCAAGTTGCGGCTTATGAAAACTCAGTGATTCGTCAAATCGCTACAGTTTTTGATGCACCATTAAACGCTGGTAAAGTTCTACAAGTTCCAGTTTGGAGCGCAGTTGCTGCCGCTGGTTTAACTGAAGGTACTGCTCCAAGCAGTGCGGAAACAGGCACAAGTCAAATTGAAATCACACTAGGTGAAATTGGTGTTTACCACCAGATCACTGACATGTTGCGTGATAGTTCATACAGCAATGTTGCTGCCACACTGGGCGCACAGAGTGGTATGGCTGTTGCTGAAAAGATGGATGCTGATGCATTTGCCTTGTTCTCAGGATTTACAGGCGAAGCAGGACCTGGTGCTGGTGCTGAATTAACAGCCGCACACATTATGAAAGCTGCCGCAACACTACGCAGTCGTAAGGTCATGGGTCCTTACTACGCTGTTATTACTCCAGCTCAGGCCTATGCATTGAAGAGTGCGTTGACTGCTACTACTGCTTACACAGCAAATACCAATGTGGGTAACCGTGCATTAGATGCTTACTATGTTGGTACCCTGGGTGGTGTAACAATTCTTGAGTCAAGCTTGATTGCCATTGATGGTAGTGATGATGCTGTTGGCGCTGTATTTGCTCAACAAGGTATTGCTACTGCAATGCGTGGTACATTGACATACGAAGTAACTCGTCAAGCACAAAATCGTGCTAGTGATTTAATGATTACTGCGGTAACTGGTCAAGCAATTCTACAAGCTGCATTTGGTATTAAATTAACTGCAGATTCAGCAATCTAAAAATAGACATGGGCTAGATGACTAGCCCTGTCACAAGGAAAACATATAATGCCTTTTGCAACCAATAATGATTTAGTAAAATACTTTCCCACAGCTATGGACCATGGGGTTGCTGATTGGACTAGTGAACTGACACAAGCGCAAGGGGATGTTGAATTGCTGGTTAAGACTCGTTGGTTTAATATTGAGTTTGGTGGTACTAATACTAATCGTGTTAGTCCATCAGTACCTGTATATAATCCAGCGTTATTACTGGCAAGTCAATGGACCCGTGCAACGGTTTACCGGGCTTTGAGTGTTTATATTCTACCAAAACTTTCTACCTTTAGGCCAGAAGGTGACGCTTTCCGTGAGCAATTGAGTTTCTTTCAAAATCGTTTTGATGAGGAATTCAACATGCAATTGGGATCTGGGGTAGGATACGACTTAGACAGCTCAGGAACCATAACCAATAACGAGAAATTCGCTATTGCCCAAGATAGGTTATACAGATAATGAGTAATAGAGAATTGATCGCCCGCAATGTTGTTGAAACTTTAAAGAATCAGCAAAGTGTTAGATTTGGAACAGTGACCAGAGATCCTGGTATTGCTATTCAAGACCTAGCACAGACTGCTTTCCCAGCAGTTATTGTGGAATCTGGTAATGAAACCAGATTAGATATTACAACCAGAGGACCCACAGCTACCCGCCAAAGTATTATGGAAGTAAATATCAGTGTGTGGACCAATTCAACTAACTCTGTAGATTCATTCCGCAATGATTTAGTTGCGGGCATTGAAGATCTATTAGAATCTGATAGAAGCCGCGGTGGTAATGCAATTGATACACAATTGGTTAGTGTCACAACTAACAATCAGGAAACAGCACCATATTTTAGTATGGAGTTAGTATTTGAAATTCAATATTTCTATACAAAAGGATAATTTAAGGAAAATATATTATGTCAGCAACAGCAGGCCGTAATGGCGAAATTAAAATCATTCTTCCAACAGCAGACTTAGGCGCACCAGCGGGCACAGCCACCGTTTTGGGTCAAGTTCGTTCATGGAGTGTTGATGATTCAGTAGATACACTAGATACTACTGTTATGGATGGCGCAGCAAGTGGATTCATCTTCCGTGATACAATTCCAAGTTTTAAAACTTGGACTTTGACTGTAGACTTTATCTATGACGCCGCAGATGCAAGTCAAGTTAAAACTACTTTCAAAGCAGGTAACGATACTACAGTTTTGTTGTACCCAGCAGGTGAATTAGCAGAAGACTTTGAAGGTACTGGTCTAATTACTGCAATTAGCCGTTCAGCATCATTTGATGGACTCATTGAGTGCTCTATGACAGTTGAAGGAAAAACTGCACTAGTGTTTACACCAGCGTAATAAGGAGCCTATATCATGGCAGCTAAATCAGGAAGAAAAGGACAGCTTAAAATAGCTGTGGCCACAGCAGTTGATGGAACACCACCTGGCACACAGAATATTTTAGGTCACCTACGCAATTGGACAATTGACCAAAGTGCGAATATTCAAACTGTTGAAACTGCTTCTATGGGTAACTTTGACTCTTGGAACGAGAGCTATCTCTTGTCCAAGAGTTGGTCAGGTAGTTTTAGTGGGCTCTGGGATGCTGATAATACAGCATTCATTGATACATTGACAATTGGTAGAAATGCCAGTATTACATTGTATCCAGACTCCTCTGTGCTTGGTGAAAGTTTCACAGGAAGTGGAGTTATTAACAGTATTGCAACCACAGCCGGTTATGATGGTATGATAGAAATATCATTCAGTATATCTGGTAATGGCGCTTTGACAGTAACGGATTAAAATAGTCTATGGCACGATCTGTAACAGCAGTTTTAAAAGAGCTACGCAAGGATGTTGCCACTGACTATTCTAAGATGACACAGGAGCTGTACCAGGAAATTGTGAGGACAACCCCACGAAGATCTGGTGCAGCCTCTCGTGCATGGACTAGACCAGGCCCTGTCAGGAATGATAACTATAATACACAGGTGACGACAAACTCGTTACCGTATGTTGAGTCTCTTGAAGAGGGTCATAGTCGGCAGGCACCCCATGGATTTATCCAACCTGCAATTGATAAAATCACAAGGAAATATAACAAATGAGTAAAGTATTAGATAGTGCAAAAGCACACTTTAAAGAAATTCTTGCTGGAGGTTTAAAAGGCCCTATTCATGTAAAAGAATGGGACACAAACATTTATTACAAACCAGCAACCAGTTTCTATCAAGAAAGTAAGATTGTAGAATTAACAAGTCAAGGTAAAACGGTAGAAGCTTTAGTAGAAGCTCTTATCATGCGTAGTCTTGATGAAAACGGCTCTCCAGTGTTTAACAAAGCAGACAAACCAGACCTAATGCGTAGTGTGGACCCACAGGTTATCATGCGTGTCATGGGCGAAATGAATGACCCTGATCATCAGAACTCGATTGAGGAAGGCCTGGGAAACTAAAAAGCGATAGTGAACTTCAGTTCATATTCTTCCTGGCACATGAACTGAAAAAGACTATCGCTGAAATCTATGCATTAAGTGCAGTAGAAATTCGTGCGTGGAATGAATGGTTTATTTGGAAAGCTGAAAAAGACAAGGCTGACATGGAGCGAGCCAAACGCAAATGATAAGGAGCCCTGGGCTCCTTATCTTGTATTTAGAGTCATACACTAAATACATTCAGTAAAGGACAAAAGACGATGGCAAACTATTATGACATTATAGTACGAGCGGTTGACAACTCAACTCGTACTTTTAAAAATGTTGAAAACGGACTCAAATCAGTTCAAGCTCGCACAGAGGATGTCAATCGACGACTAGGTGAAATGACAGGGGGCTTGACCAAAGCAGGTGCTGTTGCCGCTGCCGCCCTGGGACTAGCCGCTAGATCAGCAATAACATATTCTGCCAGCATCAATGATGCCAGTGAAACAACTGGTGTTGCTGTTGATCAAATTGTAGCTCTATCACAGGCCTTGTCAGTCAATGGCGGTGACGCTTCAAAAGCCACACTGGGCATTATTAAATTTAACGAAAGTTTAGGTGACGCACGAAAAGGTGCTGGACCAGCAGCCAGCGCACTCAGTGCTCTGGGACTCAGTTACGCTGAGATTCAAGTATTATCCACAAGTGAAGTATTTGCTCGTGCCATGCAAGGACTGGCTGGTATTACAGATGAAGCCCTTCGTTCTAAACTGGCAGTAGACTTATTGGGCAAAGCAGGTAAAGGTGTCAACTTCAAAGGCATCGCAGGTGAAATGGCAAGAGTTACACCAGAAGCACAAAAGTCAGCAGAATCCATTAAAAAAATAGGTGAGGCCAGTGATAAACTCAGTGCCACTTGGGTTCGCTTTCAAGGTCGTGTAGCACAAACATTAGGTCCTATTGCAGACGCATTTAATAAACTAAGTGATCAACAAGTTGATGGACTAGTAGATTCAATCGCAAAACTTGCTGTTGCCATTGTAGGCTTGACAGCAGGTATAAAAGCATTTGAAATAATAGCCAAAGTAATTGGTGTCTTGAGTGGCGGGTTCTTATTATTTGCCAAAGGCGCTAGAATGGCTGCGGTTGGTGTAGGCATGATGGCCGTACCCCTAGCCAGCCTGCAGAAAACAGCCACAATAACATGGTCAACTCTTAGCAAGTATGCCGCTCCAGCCTGGTGGGCAGCAATTAAAAG